CTGTCCACCCAGTGGTTCACTAAGAACCATTCTGATTTACTTCTTAAACTGGCGTAGGAGCTGAGGAATAGACATAAAATGTGGGTACATTCAAAAAGTAATATAACCCAAAGTCTACCCCAATAGCTGCATAAGAATGCAGCACAGCTGGATTGCCATTGGTCAATGACACAGGTGTAGGGAATGTTCCTTCCAATACAAATCTATCAAGATTAGAACCATCACCAGAAACCCCTTGATTATTATTCGCGGGATTTGTAGATTGGAACTTATATCTTGTGTAATTTGGCATTTGGATGTTAATTCCTGCCTGTGTTCGCTGATCAGTAAGAGCTTGACCTGATGAACCTGCATTTGAAAAAATGCGTGTCATCGCTTCTAACTGATTTTGGGTAGCATAAATGGTTTGAGTTGTATTCAATAAACATTGGTCTCCAGACACATTATCCTTATACACTCGGAGATTTCCGAATGTATATGGTGCATCTACATTAAATGACCAATTCATTGATCCTCTATAAGCCAGATAGCTAGGGGTGAACCACGATAATGCAGTTAAATTTGTAAAATTATAACCGTACGTGCTCAAAGGTGCAACAATGGTGTTTGCCGTTGTATATGCATTGGATTTATATCCAGGTTGCATTGGCATTTTCATTGACGCTTTAATGAAGTGTCCATAAGATAAAGAACTTGTAGGTATAATACCTTCTACCTGTACTAATTCATACCGTCTTAGTAGTTGTCTAAGTGATCTTATGTTCTCTCCATAATGCACCAGATACTGATGATCTGATGTCTTAGCTGTTGGAGCTAACTCCAATTTATCCGGTGCTGATTCCTCTGTAAATTCCTCACTTTGTGGAGCAAATATAGAGATACGACCAGATGTATCAACAGGCGTTGGATTTGCAAATTCTATATCATTGCCCGCTCGAACCGAAACAATCACCGAAACACTCGATGTTGCTTCAGGAGCTGTAAGCGGATTTAGAACACGCACAGTCAAAACACCATTATCAAGATCTCCATTATAATTGAAGACCGACATGGTAGAATTGACATTCCAAAACATGTTAGAAGCTACATATGAGCTTCTCACACTTAGGAACTGCAAAGCCTGTTGGTAAGGAACACAAAACTCGACATTACGAGTCTCACCAATATCAACAATAGCAGTATGAACCACATTTGCTGTAATGGTTGTGTTCCCAATATTTTGTGCAGCATATCCAGATGGATCAAAACTAATGCGCAACTTCCCCTTATGGTATTTGGAGCAAACAATATGGAATCGAAAGATAATTGAACCTCTCCAATCCTTAAATGCTTTTGCCACATATGCCATGGGTGTCATATACAACTTACTTTGAGTTGCATTATCATTGTTGTACATAGTAGGGGTTACATTTGCCCAAAACAAAGTGTCATCAATTAAATTTGTTGTTGACCAACTAGCTTGTGTGAGATAACTTTCACGAGTTGCAATAGATTGCAACGTCATCTCATCTAAACCAGATGGCATACCAACAATTCTAGGATCAATAGACAGCTCATTTTTGGGGTCGAGTGATAAACGCTCAACAGGGTAACCTATCTCACTGGATGCTAATTTAGGATATGGCTCCGAACGCATCGGGGCCGAATCAGCAATCACAGGAACGTTGGTAAAACCAAACATCGATGCTATAAAAGATATAGCAGACGCTCCTATACGTGTTGCTGTGGCAAATGGTCCAATAATAGGAACATCTTCTAGGTATGATGCAGTATCAGCCACCCATGAGGCAGGTTTGGAAATACATCCCTCACCAAACTCATCAGATTGCATTGCATAACCTACTGATGCTCCAGATAGCTCGATATTTTCGACCCAAGCATAAATAGCTAAGTCAATACCAGTACCTGTGACGCCATTTGCAGATTGTAATTGTGAATAGATTATAGTTTCAAGTTTCCCCAAATTTGTCATATTTGCGGCACCTTGAATATTAACCCAATTTGCAGGATAAATGAACGGGATAACCATATTATATGAATCTGATTGTCCAACATCTATATCTACATGAGGGCGCTGGGAATACGGAATTAAGTATCTCACAGCAGCGTCATTCACAATTGTTGTTGGGGTAAATACGGGCAATGGCTGATAAATAGCTTTAGCTAGACCATAATAGAATGGTGAAGCTGTAACCTGGATCTTAATATGAAGATCCCCTCTAACCCAAGAATAGTTGTTCAACTTATTTTTAACATAACTATTATTTGCCCATAAATGCCAAGGATTAATATTGGATATTGTTGTACCCAATACTGCTGATTCTAACCAAGTGAAGTTAGTGATACGCACTGGTCGTGCGAAAAATTGTTTAATATCTGTGTCAACTGTAACATCGCCACTGCTGAAGGCATGATTACCTGCACCAGTTCCGACAACTTCTGACTCTACAGCATTAACAAAAGTCACAATCTCTTCACTTTGTGAAACATACATATCATTAGTGACATCAACTGCCACACGATTACTATGCTTCTTAGGTTTACGAATCTTTTTATATTTAGTAAGCACCTTTTGTACTTTGCATTGAGATTCAGCATCTGCCTTCTTCTTCTTTGCAATCTCTCTCTGAGTATAGACCATTGATTGATATGTGGCTTTAGGCATATAAACGCACATACCATTATCATAATCAATCCAATGTTCTTGCTTAGATTGAGCATAAAAGGGATTGCAACCTGTGCAATCATCAGGTGAGTGATCTAGTTCACTCACACAACTTTCCATACTTCTACAGGTATGGTCCTCAATTACGAAATTGGAAACTTACTATACAATATCAGGGCTAGTTAGGCCACTGTCTATCGGATTTACTGGGTTTACTCCCATTTTCTCTTGAAAATACACCATCTTTCCAAGAGCAAAAAGAGAACGTGGAATGGTACCACGTTTCCAGAACTCAAAGCCTAATTCATCATAGGTAGGAAATGTTGAATTTCTCACCCATAATTGTAAATTACAGCGTTTGATCAATTCCTGGAAATATGATCGTTTAGATTCGAAAACTTCACGACCATGAAAGAAGTATTCACGTAAAGCTGTTTCAATAACACATATTGAATGTGCCTCCTTAGCCAAAACTCCAGTATCTAAATAAGATGTAAGCATTTTGTCAATAGATTTAATATCTAAGACTGCCATATATGCTCCCATCTCCTGATTAAACACAAATCGTCTTTTAAGGAACGATGCATCATTTATGTGAATATAAGGTACGCTCTCAGCTTCCTTTTCCGCCATTGTGTACTCAACACCAATAGCATTTAAAGCTGTTGCAATACGTGTATGATTAAACATAGGACAATCATCTGACACACCCATGATGTTATCATCACCGTAAGTTGCTAATTTAACGTACTTTTTAAATTCTTTTGGATTTTTCTTAGTTGTTAAGTAAAACGCATAACGCATATACAAACTATTAACTAAACAGTTAATTATGACTGTTAGAGGATGTCCCGAAGGATTCCCCTGAATCTCAATCAAAT